GGGCTTGAGGGTGTACTTAAATTAATTTAGTAAATATAGAAAATAATGCTTGACATTTACTTTAATATATGGTATAATATCAAGTATACTAAGTTAGTTAAAGGAAACCATCCGCGCCTTAAGTACCTTAAGTAAACTAAAGTATTTTACTTTTATTAATAATTAAAGAAAATAACTAAACTCTACTTAAGTATCCTTAAGATAACTAAGGGGAATACTTTGAGTAAACCAGATATAGATAAGTCAACCATTGCCGCAAAGCGGAAAGGTCGGCCACCAAAGAAAGCTGTAGTATCTAAAACAACAGGTAATAGAAAAGGGGTAGGTCGTCCCAAAGGTGATGCTTCAATCATCAACGACTATAAAGCTAGGATGCTTGCGTCCCCAAAGTCACGTAAGGTGATGGATGCAATCTTTGATGCGGCTTTAGACAATGATCATAAGAATCAGTCAGCGGCATGGAAGTTAGTAATGGATAGGATGTTACCTATTAGTTACTTTGAGAAGGAGAAAGGAGGTAGCGGTGGGCGTAGTGCTATCAATATCTCTATTACTGGAGTAGGTGGTGAAACTACTATTATCTCTGGTAATGAACAACAGCAAGACCCATTAGAGGGAGAAGTTGTCAATGATTAATAACATTAATGATATGTTAAGATACTTTAACAGGGAAGAGTTTGCCTGTCAGTACACAGGTAAGAATAAGATTGATGATCAATTCCTAATCAAATTAGACCACCTACGCTATGTATGTGGTTTTCCTTTTATAATAACTAGCGGCTACAGAGACCCTAGTCACCCCATAGAGGCTAAGAAAAAAGTTGCAGGAACTCACGCACAAGGTATCGCCTGTGACATCAGGGTTGAGAATGGTCAGCAAAGGTATGACATCGTTAAACACGCCACTGCGTTGGGGTTCAACGGTATCGGAGTTGCTAACAGCTTTGTCCATGTTGACATCCGCAAGTTGGACGTTGGCGAGTCTCCTGTAATGTGGTGTTATAATTGACAGACTTAAATGTCTCTCTTCTACCGTGGCAACAGGAAGTATATAACAACGAAACAAGATTTAAAGTTATAGCCGCAGGTAGACGTACAGGTAAGAGTAGACTAGCGGCATGGATGTTAATACTCCGCGCCCTTAGTGATACCAAAGGCCATGTGTTCTACGTTGCCCCTACACAGGGACAGGCTAGGGACATTATGTGGCAGATGCTCCTAGAGTTAGGACATAACGTCATAGCCTCTAGCCACGTTAATAACCTACAGATTAAACTCATTAATGGTGCTATAATTGCCCTAAAGGGTGCGGATAGACCAGAGACAATGAGGGGTGTCAGCCTAAAGTTCCTAGTAATGGATGAGTACGCTGACATGAAGCCAGAGGTTTGGGAGCAGATACTACGTCCTGCTTTGGCTGACCAAAAGGGTGATGCGTTATTCATAGGGACTCCTATGGGGCGTAATCACTTCTACGAACTATATACTTATGCCTGTGTGTCGGATGATCCTACATTTACAGGTTTTCATTTTACAAGTTATGATAACCCCTTGTTAGACCCAGAAGAGATTGAAGCGGCAAAGAAGTCAATGTCTTCCTTTTCATTCAGACAGGAGTTCATGGCTTCCTTTGAGGCAAATGATAGTGAACTCTTTAAGGAAGAAAACGTCAAGTTTAGTGAGGAAGAACCTTCAGATGGTGAGTATTACATTGCTGTCGATTTGGCAGGTTTTGCTGAAGTTTCTAAGGTCACAACCAAAACCAAAAGGCTTGACCAAACGGCAATTTCTGTGGTTAAGGCAGGTACGGAAGGATGGTGGGTTGCTAATATCATACATGGGCGGTGGGGTGTTGAAGAGACCGCCAGACGTATCTTTGAAGCAGTCAGAGACTACCGACCAGTAGCTGTAGGTATTGAGAAAGGTGCACTTAAGAATGCAGTGTTTCCTTACTTAAATAACGAGATGAAAAAGAACCAAAGGTTTTTCAGGATTGAAGAACTAACTCATGGTAATAAAAAGAAAATAGATCGTATAGTTTGGGCATTGCAAGGTCGATTTGAACACGGCAGTATATTACTAAACAAAGGTAAATGGAACAGTCAGTTTCTTGATGAGTTGTTTCAATTCCCCAACCCATTAGTCCATGACGACTTAATAGACTCATTAGCATATATAGATCAGTTAGCAAAAGTATCCTATGCTTATGACTATGAGGATGAAGGCTACGAATACTTAGATAAATACGCAGGGTATTAACTATGTTAGAAGATAAAGAAAGTTTCTCTATAGAGCAAGACCTAGAAGGTTGGGTGATGGACAAATGTGATAATTGGAGAGATCATTATGAAGCCAATTATTCCGATAAGTTTGAAGAGTATTACAGGTTATGGAGAGGACAGTGGTCTTCCCAAGACCGAACAAGAGAATCCGAAAGGTCTAAGATTATTTCCCCTGCACTGCAACAGGCAGTTGAGTCCTCCGTAGCGGAACTAGAGGAAGCTACCTTTGGCCGTGGTAAGTGGTTTGATATACGTGATGATATACACGATCAACAAAGTGCTGACATTGCAATGTTACGTACACACCTTGATGAAGACTTTAAAAAGAACAAAGTACGTAAAGGTGTCGCTGAGTGCTTAATCAATGCCGCTGTGTTTGGTACTGGTATTGCAGAGATTGTCCTAGAGGAAGAAAAGGAAATGGCTCCTGCATCTCAGCCAATGATGGGTGGTGAGTTACAGGCAGTAGGTGTTACCATTAAAGATCGTACTTGTGTTAAGCTACGTCCTGTAATGCCACAAAACTTCCTAATAGACCCTGTAGCTACAGATATTGATTCAGCTTTAGGTTGTGCTGTTGATGAGTTTGTCTCTAGCCACCTAGTAGAACAACTACAGGAAAAGGGTGTTTATCGTGATGAGCCTATCACTCAAGCACAGACTGACTTTAATTTAGAACCAGATCAAGACCTAACTTCATTTTCTGAGGACAAAGTACGTCTAACTAAGTATTATGGTTTAGTCCCTGCTCACTTACTTAAGAAAGCCGAAAAGTCAGAACTAGAAGATGACGAAGAAGAGATTGAAGATATAGAAGTTTCCCTTATGGGTAGTGATGAGGGAGATGAGGAAGATTCCTATTATGTAGAAGCTATGGTTGTTATTGCTAACAGCGGTGTGCTTCTTAAAGCGGAAAGAAACCCTTACATGATGCAGGATCGTCCTGTTGTTGCATTCCCTTGGGATGTCGTTCCTAGCCGTTTCTGGGGCAGAGGGGTATGTGAGAAAGGGTATAACTCACAAAAGGCTTTAGACACAGAACTACGCGCTAGAATTGATGCTCTATCCCTTACTATACACCCTATGCTTGCAATGGATGCCTCACGTATGCCCAGAGGCTCTAAGCCTAGTATACAGCCTGGAAAAGTTATATTAACTAATGGCGATCCTCGTGAAGTCCTACAGCCATTTAACTTTGGTAATGTCAATCAAATTACCTTTGCACAGGCTCAAGCACTTCAAACTATGGTACAGACAGCTACAGGCGCTATTGATTCAGCAGGTATTGCAGGATCAGTTAATGGTGAGTCAACTGCCGCAGGTGTCTCTATGTCCCTTGGTGCTATTATCAAGCGACATAAGCGTACATTAATAAACTTCCAAGAATCATTCCTTATTCCTTTCGTAACAAAGTCTGCTTGGCGTTATATGCAGTTTGAACCTGAAATGTACCCAGTAGCTGACTATAAGTTCCACACATCTAGTTCTTTAGGTATCATTGCTCGTGAGTACGAAGTTACACAGCTTGTACAGTTACTACAAACTATGTCTCCTGATACACCTATGTATCCTAAACTAGTCACTTCTATTATTGACAACATGAACCTAGCTAATCGTGAAGAACTTATTGCTTTACTTGATCAAGCTAATCAGCCTAATCCTGAAGCACAGCAAGCACAGCAACAGGCACAACAAGCTGAGTTGGCTTTCCAAGCGGCACAAACTGCGGCACTCAACGGACAAGCACAGGAGTCTCAGTCTAGGGCGCAGAAGATGGCAATGGAAACTCAGGTTATTCCTCAAGAGTTGGAGATTGACAGAATTAAAGCTGTCACTACTAATATTCATGCAGGAGATCAGGACGATAAAGAGTTTAAGAAACGTCTTGAAATATCCAAACAACTTTTGAAGGAACGAGAGGTAGCTATTAAAGAGAGGACTAACTAATGGCTAAAGATTCTAGGTTAGAAAGAGCAGGAGTTAGTGGTTATAATAAACCTAAGCGTACTCCTAATCATCCAACTAAGTCTCATGTGGTTGTAGCAAAGTCAGGTGATCAAATAAAGACTATTCGTTATGGTCAACAAGGTGTCTCTGGTGCAGGATCAAACCCTAAGACTGCATCGGAAAAAGCAAGACGTAAATCTTTTAAAGCAAGACACGCTAAGAACATCGCTAAAGGTAAAATGTCTGCGGCATATTGGGCAAACAAATCAAAATGGTAATAGGAGGCATTTATGCCACAAGGTAAAGGTACATACGGTAGTAAAGTTGGAAGACCACCTGCTAAGAAAAAGAAACCAGTAGCTAAACGTGCAAGATCAATGCCACTAACCAAGAAGCAATCCGAAGCCGCTATACAGGCTTTGCGCGATGAGGCAGGAAGAAAAGCTTACCGAAAGAAACAAGCGGCTAAAAAGAAAAGTAAAAAATGAATGGTCAAACACACGGAGGCAAAGGTAGTACACAACGCCCTACGGATAAAAAGAAGTTTGACCAGAACTTTGATACAATCTTTAATGTAAAAAAAGATAAGAAAAAAGAAAATAAAGCTTGACTTTAAGTTAAAAACATGGTATAATAGATATGTACATTAACTTAAATTACTGTCCATAAAGGAGAAACAGTATGGCTGACCCAAAACTAGAATTATATTATCGTAACTTTAGAGAAGTATTTCGTTCAGAAGGTTGGAAACAACTGATGGAAGATTTAAAAAACAACGCGGTAATTATTAATTCTGTAGAAGTTACTAAAGACTTAGAAGATTTGTGTTTCCGTAAAGGTCAATTATCTATAATAGCTAACCTACTTAACTTAGAGGCTCAAATAGATATAGCGGAAGAGCAAGCAAATGAAGAGGAACTTGAAGAAAACGAAGAGGCC